TGGATGGGGATTAAATATATTTGGTACTGGTCGAAATCCTATTAATGCTATTAGAATTTCGCATGGAGCTGACTCGGTTCATGGATTAACTATTGCTTGTATAGAAAGTGGCGGAATTACTAAAGCAAAATTTGGCGATAAAGATGGTGCTCACAAGATGACCCTATTAACCAACGGAACAGGAGAAGGTAGCTTAGGTATTGGAACAGATAGCCCATCTGGATTTCTTGATGTAACAGATGGAACTGATAGTCTGATGATTATTGATGCAAATAGTAGAGTATCTCTATCTAATAGAGATGCTGGTACTGGTAATACAGTTTTTGGAAAAAGTGCTGGAAATGCAATAACAAGCGGTACTAATTACAATGTTATTGTTGGTGATTCAGCAGGTTTACTTTTGGATGGTGGAGATGTCAATACATTAGTCGGTTATAACGCTGGTATTGATATGACTTCTGGTTCTTATAATACAGTCATTGGAGGAGAAACTGGTAAAAATATTACAACAGCTAATTATCTTACTCTTATAGGCGACCAAGCTGGAGCTACTATAACAACAACTGGTGCTAATGGAATGGTGGCAATCGGACATAGGGCTGGTTATGGACAAACAACAGGTACTCATAATATTGCTATTGGACTTGATGCTTTATTTGGAAATTCTACTGGTGATAGAAACATCGCAATCGGGTATGAAGCGATGCACGATACCGATGCGGGTTCTAACAGTAAAGACTCAGATAACAATATATTTATAGGATATACTTCTGGTGGTGGAGCGTGGGCAGATGCAGATAGTGATAAGAATGTATGCATAGGTAATAACACAATGCAAGGTGTGTTAAATGATGCAAATGGTCAAGTAGCAGTTGGACATTTTGCTTTAGCATCAATTACATCATCTGCTCAGAATATTGGAATCGGTGAAGAAGCTGGTTATGGGATTACAAGTGGAAATAAAAATATTTGTATAGGTGCTCAGGCTGGTGATGCTATGACTACAACGGCTAATTCAGTATTAGTTGGTCATCAAGCTGGTTCTACTATTAATTCTGCTGATGCAAATGGAACAGTTGCAGTAGGTTATAAATCGGGTTATGCAATTACCGATGGTGAACACAACACTCTAGTCGGTTATCAAGCAGCGGACGAACTTACCACGGGAGGTTTTAATACTGTACTAGGATATGACGCTCTTGGTGTCGCTGATGGAACAGAATCATATAATATTGCCATAGGCGAATTAGCTATGGGCAGTGTTGACCATGATGGTGCTGATAATAATGTTGGGATAGGATATAATTCTTTAAGAGGTGGAACTGGAGAACTTGATTTATGTGTTGCAATAGGAGCATATTCTCTTGATTCAACTGGTAGTAACGATATTACTGGTGGTGTAGCTGTTGGTGGTTATGCCCTAGCAACTCTCACAAGTGGTACAGAAAATACTGCTCTCGGATATAAAGCGATGACCAGTAAAACAACTGGAGCTCGGTCAGTTGCCATTGGATATGAAGCAGAAATGTTTAATGAAACAAATGGTGATAGCACCTTTGTTGGTTACCAAGCAGGAAGGGGAGCCTCTGGAAATACTCATTACCATAATACGGGAATAGGAAGTAAATCATTATATGCAGTAACAACAGGTACTTATAATACAGCTGTGGGAAGTAAATCAGGCATGGATATTACGACTGGTGCAAATAATGTTATTATCGGTGACTCTGCGGGAGAAAATTTTACTGCTAATTCCCATAATGTTGCGATAGGAAAAAATGCTTTAGCAGCAGCAGATAATGATGAAAATGGAAATGTTGCAATAGGGTATTACGCTGGTTCTAGCATTGATTCTGACACTGCTGATAAAAATGTTTTAATAGGATTTCAAGCTGGTACTGGTGGTGGTGCAGCTATGAAAGAATGTGTAGCGATAGGAACAGATACTTTAAATAGCACAGCTTCAGTAGCTCAGCAAGGTACAATTGCAATAGGAACTTCTGCTGGGACTGCTATTAATGGAACTAATTCGCAATTTGCAGTTCTAATAGGTCACAGTTGTGGTCAAAGTATGACAGACACCGCTAGTGGTATGCCAAACGTATTTATTGGAGGGGTTGCTGGTCAAGCAGCTACAACTGCAAGGGGTTCGGTTTACGTCGGTTATTCAGCAGGTTATTCAGTTACTACTCAACATGATAATACCTACATAGGTTATCAAGCAGGATATTTATTGAATGGTGGAGGTAGAAATGTATCAATAGGTTGTGAATCTATGAGAAGTTCTGGTACGGCAGCTGACAATGATTCGGCTGATAACACAGCTATCGGATACAGAGCTGGGTATAACCTTACGGATGGTGATAATAATGTTATGGCAGGTTCAAATGCTGGTGTAGCTCAAACAACAGCTAATCAAAATGTAATTATTGGATATAGTGCTGGAGCAACTCTTACGACTTCTGGAAGCAATATTTTAATTGGTAAAGACGCTGGTAAAGATATATCGGCTGGTCAAACTACCACAGATGGAACTGTTGCTATTGGAAAAGAAGCTGGTGCAAATATTACGAATGGAGCTGGTAACACTGCTATTGGATTTGAAGCATTAAAAACTTCTACCACGGGGCAACATAATACTTTAATGGGTTATCAAGCAGGTGACGTTCTCGTTGCTGGTTCTGATAAAAACACAGGTATTGGTATGCATTCTTTAGGAGCTGGTAATAACGATACAACCCATGAAAATACAGCTGTAGGATATGGGTCTGGAGATTCAATTACCAATGGACATAGTAATACTTGTTTAGGTTCACAAGCAAATGTAAGCGCTGGTGGAGCTGTTGGTCAAATAGCAATAGGTCAGGCTGTTAATTGTACTGCCGATAACACGGCTACATTAGGAATTGGTTCTAATACTGCCTCACTTGGTTTAGATGGTTCTGATACCTCTTGGGCGGCGGCGTCATCTGACGAAAGATTAAAAGAAAATATAGAAACATCATCTGCTGGTCTTGGATTTATTAATGATTTACGACCAGTTACATATAATTGGAAAAAAGCAAAAGATGTTGATAAAAGTTTACCACAATATGAAGATTCTGATAATCCAGTATTAGGCAAAGAATATGGTGAAACTCTACATGGATTTATTGCTCAAGAAGTAAAACAAGCAATAGATAATCACAAAGAACTTGCTGATGGGTTTAAAATGTGGAAATTAAAAGATGATGGAACTCAGACTGTTGCTGATGGAAACCTTGTCCCAATACTTGTAAAAGCTGTACAAGAATTATCTGCAAAAGTAGAAGATTTACAAAAACAACTAAAGGATAAATAAATATGGAATGGTCTAATTATAGCACCTTAAAAACATCTGGTAAAGTTTCACTTACTAAGGTAGATGAAGTTAAAGATAGCAATGGTAACGTAACATCTGAGGCTTATGTCAATCTAGTTCAAAAAAGATTTGATGCAAATACTGGTGAAGCCCTTAGTGATTTAGTAAGAGAAATGTCGTTATCCTACTTAGAACAAGAAAAAGCTAGGTATGACGCAGAAGTTGCTAAAGCAAAAGCAGAAAGTAATGAATTAGCTAAGATGATTACAGATTTTAAAGCACTTTAAACAACAAACAAAGGAGTCAATAATGGCTAAAAAAGAAAAAGAAAAGCCAGTCTTAAACCTTGATGATAAAGACTATGTGATTGAGGATATGACTGATGAACAAAAATCAATGCTAAATCACATTAATGATTTACAAAATAAACAAAGCACAAATCAGTTTATGGCTGACCAATTAGCTGTTGGTAAAGAGGCATTTATAAATATGCTTCGTGAATCATTAAACGCTGAACCAGAGGTTAAAGCATAAAATGATTATTAGAAGGTGCAGTCAAGGTCATAGAATTAGAATCCATAAAAACACAACTCCAAGTGCAACTCGCACTAAGACTTACTCAGATGGAACTAAAGAGACTTTGACTTACCCTTCATCTCATGCATATTTTATTGACGTAGATGGAGAAGTTGTGAAAAAAAGTAACAGTTTTAAAACTATTGAAGAATATTATGTAGCAGAATGTGCCAAAAAACACAAAGATGGGCATGGAAGATTGGTAATAGGCAAACATAAATTAGAAAATGGGATAGCAAAAATATTATGAAAAATCAATCAACTAGTTACGATATTAAAGTATTTTATACTTTTATATATGCTTAAAGACGATAGGCGTATGTATTATTATTATGTATTTACTTTTGCTATGCTCCTTAGTGCCATTACTTGCTCGTGTAATGGTCAATGGTCAGTTGGAGGCTATCAATTAACAGATTCAGATAGCACAATTTTCCACCATATTAAAGACCATCAGGATGAGGTACATTGGTATCGGAATATCATAGAGGGTGAAAATTGGTGTTATAAGCATGAAGAATATGAAAATGTGGAGGTTAAATAGTGGATTTTATGGCAATATACGGGGAGGCAGGTATGATAGGCATAGTGGGAGCTATGTTTGTCTATCTCGTAGTGTCGCTATCTAATAAGTCAGCACAGCAACAATCAACTTTAGAAGATTTAAAGATAGAAAATAGGGGTCAGTCTGAAAGCATAGAAAACATAGAAGGTATGATTATCAAACTTATTGGTAGATGGAACACATCTGATGATAAACTAGATAGAAAGTTTGATGCAATAACGAAAGAAATCAATGATTTAGACAAACAAGTATCTGAAATAAAAGGCTCTATGAGCCGTATAAATGGGAAACATTAATGGATAGTTTAAAAGTAGCATCAATTAGTTTTGCAAATTATGGAGCATACTTAGCTGAAATGAATTTACTACTTCAATGCGTAGTTGCATTGATGTCAATAGTGTATTTAACAATAAAAATAAAGGATAAAATATGAAGAAACTCATTATCAAGTTTGCTAAAAATCTTGCAAAAGATTTAATGAAAGAGCAAGTAAAGAATCTTCAAGACCCTAAAACGGAAGAGAAGATAGCTGAAGCAATAGCAAAAAAGTTGCCAGATTGGAAAGAGTATGACGATGCAAAGCAAAAAGAAATCTTAGTTGTTTGTGTAGATGCTATGACTGATTTCTTAGCTGTGTCAATGGATATGGAGGCTGACTGATGAATTTAGTTGCAATTGTATTACTTAGCGGTTCTTTATACGCAGAGCAAGTAGATACACTTCAAGTAGATGAATATATTGTAGCTAGCTCTGAAGTAAAGAAAAAGAAAAAAAAGGGAAAGAAAGTTTCTCAAAAAGGTAAGAAGAAAAAGAAAGGTTTCTTCTCCAAAGTTTTTGGGGCGAAATAATGCCTAAAGGTAAGGGGTATGGTTTTACCAAAGCAAAGCCAACAAAAAAAAGAAAGCTCAAGAAGAAAAAGAGGAAATAATGTATAAATTCGGCAAACGGAGTCTGGCTAGATTAAAAGGCGTAGATACTAGATTGGTTAATGTGTTAAATGAATTAATAAAGTTGATGGATATTACTGTGATAGAAGGACTCCGTTCTGCTGAAAGACAAGAAGAACTCTTAAAGAAAGGGGCAACAAAAGTAAAATACTCTAGGCATATGGAAGGTAAAGCTGTAGATATTGCCCCATACCCAATAGACTGGGAAGATAGAGATAGGTTTTACTACATGGGTGGAATGGTCAGAGGAATTGCTAAACAGCTTAACTTAAATGTAAGGTTTGGAGGTGATTGGGACTCTGATGGAGAAACAAAGGATAATAATTTTGATGATTTAGTTCATATTGAAATTAGAGATTAAAAAGTTAAACATTTAACTTTATTACCCTTGTATAAGAAATAACAGAAGACTAAATTAGGTTTAATATGGCATATTGCACAGATAGAGATTTAAAGGATGTATTCCCATCAATAGATGATTTTGATACAAAAACAAATATTTATGGCTGGGTAGTCCATAGCACTAACTTATATAGAGCCGATAATTGCGGTCTAGTGACTCAGCTTTTTGCTAATGGTCAAGACCTAGGTTCAGCTCAAGCTAATAGTGGGGAAGTTAATTCTAATGGGGAATGGTTCTATGAATCAACCTTAGATGCTACCTACTACTATAATAGCTCAGTAAACCCAAATGATATGTTAATGGAGTCTGGGGATGATTGGGCAACGTTGAAAACACGCTATATATCAAACGCTGAAAAGTACCTTGATTCTAGGCTTGACGGCAGGCTACCCAGAAAACAATTCAAAGACAAAGATGGTAATTACGATTATATCTTAGTTAGGACTACAGCATTATTAGCGTGTTATTTTTTAATTAGAGCAAACAATCCCACTTCAGAGATTGGTAATACATTATTTGAAGAGGCTGAGAGTAATATACTTGCCTTAAATGATGGAACTACAAAGCTCTCATGGCAAGTTACTGGAGACTCAACCCATGGAGTAATAAGAGAAGTCTCAGTCAGTGGTAGCTTAAGGATTGTAGACACAAGGGGTTCTTACCACGATATATACGATAGAATTGGTGTAAAAATTACAACAGCAGGTGCTTTAGGAACTGCTAAATATTCAGTATGGTTAAAAGATGGCGATAACTTAGGAGCTGAAAGAATGAATAATGGCACTACAGCAGATTATATTGATATTATCAATGGACAATATCAAACATTAGCTGGAGGAGTACAGTTACGATTTGCTGGAGATACAGCAGATACAGCAACCATAAATGATAAATGGGAAATAGAATTTTTTGGTAAAAATGAATCATTGGAAGATGCAGGTATGCCTTATTCAATTAACATGACTAGAAGATAATGCCAATTAGTTTTACAAATATCTGGGAAACAAAAATTTTAGATACTATCAGGACTTTTTTAAATAATGAATTTTCTGGTAGCATTCCAGTATATACTGGAGATTTTAAAGACATGGGTAATCAATCTATAAGGTTAAACCCCGTAGGTACAGATTTAATTGAAAGGATGACAACAGCGGAATTACGAGAGTATATCGTTGATGTATCCTATACTTTTAAAGAACATCAAGTAAAAAAGGATACTTGGGAGCATATACTTCGCCAAGTATCACACATCGAAGCATTATTTTTTCAAAATCAATCTAATACATTCTTTAATGGAAGGCTAGAAACAAACAGAATCAATCAAAAAGAAACAGCTGAAGAGGCTATTGATGGTTTAAATGTTATAAGATGGGAATGGAGAGGGATGTATTTAGGCAACATATCTTAAAGTAATAAGGAGTAGGGTATGAAAATAAAACTAAAGAAGGGTGAGCAATTATCATCAGGTAATAACCATTGTGGATTACAATATGATAACTGGATTGCCCTTAATCAAGGACAAGCAGTAGAGATGGATAAAGTTCCAGCAGAGATGCATGGCAAATATGAAGAAGTAAAATCTACTTCAAAAAAAGGAGATGAATAATGGCTGACGCAGTATTTTCACCAAAAGATTTTAAAGCATGGATAATTGAAGAGACTACATTAGGTAATGCTTATAATAGCGGAAGCCCCAATGCTCCTGCAATTACAGGTTCTTTATATCAACTAGACGTAGACTCTGTAGCGTTCCCAAGTATTTCACCAAACCAAGTATTAAATGTTCGAACAAGAAGTGGGAGGACTTTAAGTAAAAATGATTTCTTTCAAGATAATGCTATGAAGGCTACAGAAGTAACACTTTCAGGGGTATATCACAAAGATGTTGGTACATTAATGTTAATGCAAAGTGTCGCTGGTCAAAACTTAGATACGAGCTATGCAGATGTAGTTGTTGCAAGTTCGACACACACTGGTACAAGTGGTAAATATGGCGAATCTGGTTCAAATAAAACATTTACTCTTGTTTTAGCACCTCCAGATACTTCTGATGGATATAATACAATACTAAGAGGTTGCTTAGTAACTAGCTTTTCTATATCAGCAGATGCTGGGACAGATGGTGGTCAGTATAAATTTAGTGCAACTATATCTACTGGTTTACAACCGATTACAAATAATACACAAACCCCTGCTGGAACTGTATTTGGAACATCATCATTAGCGATGTCCAATCTTACTACAGTTAAGGTTGGGGCAACTGATGCAATTCTTAATTCATTTAATTTTACTTTAGAGCATCCAGCAATATACACTGGATTTCAAACCAGAGGCTATAAATGCTTTGGAAGAGGTGAGGAGTTTTCCGCTACTGCTGAAGCTACAGTAAAATATGATTCAGTTACTAGAGGGCTGTATGATGACTTCAATACTCAAAGTGCGGCTACGGAAGGTAATATGCTTGCATTAACGCAAAGTACAGCAACTGATACATCAATTTATTTACCTGATGCAGTATTTACAGATGTGGCATTCAATGAAGGGGATATGATGATGTTAGACGTATCTATGAAAGGCGTAAATGACGAAACTGGCGCTAATCTTTTTAACATTGACTTAGCATAATAATGAAGTTATCTACAGGAAAAGAAGTCAAATTAAAAGAGATGTCTATTGATGATATGGATTATTGCAATGATATTCCTCAAATGAGATATGAGGGAAATGAAATAGTAGGCATAGCCAATTTAGCTAAAGCAAGAACTGCATGGATTAGAAAAGGTGTTGAAGGTTCTGATGATAAATTTCTTAAGTCCTTAACGGATGATGAAAAAAATGAATTATCATTAGCAGTACAGGAACACCAACGCTTGGGGGAATAGACTCCCTTACGCTTGAGGCAAACTTATTATTAAGTAAAAAGTGTGAGGGGTGTATGTATCATAAGTACCCTTACAAGGCTCAAATACCTATAGCAATAAATGGGAAATACGAGACAAGAAACTTTTTATCTAACGATGATGTTTGGAAAGTAATTCATCTTTTAATAGATGAAACTAAAAATCAAATAGAAAAGGGCAGTAATTTGCATATCGCTGAATCGGTGATGGCTCAACTGCCCTTTTTTTCTTGCCCAAACATTATATTAAGTGAAGAAGCTCAAAAAGATATATCAAGATTTATGTACTCTAAACAATTTAACATATCTCCATATAAAGGTTCTTATGGAGAGCAACCCAAAAAATGGGTTGAAAAAAGTTTTTTAATAAATTATTTATTAGAAAGACAGAAAGCAAAGGTAATAAAAGATGGCAACAAAAAATATAGTTGAGATACAGTTTGGGGCAAAAGGCGATAAGGATGTTATTTCCGCCATCAATAAGTTAGATGCCTCTACAAAAAAACTAATTAAAACTCAGGCTAGTCTAGCAAAAGAAAGCAAAAAACAAGTCACCAACACCAATAAAATAAAAGAGGCTAATAGAAAGTTATATACAGATATAAAAAATCATGGTATTAAAAGCTTTAAAGAGTTAAAGCTAGAAACCGGTGTTTTAACAAGGGCATTTCAAGGTAATAAAGTAGCAATAAGAAAAGTTCGTGCTGAAATGCAAAAACTAGCAATGGCTAATGGAGTAGTAAAGAAAGGATTACTGGATACTGAACATGGAACAAGAATACTGGGTGGTTCATTTGCAGTGTTACGTTCTAAGATGCTATTAGCTAGCTTTGCAGGAAGTATTTTTGGTGCTACTGTTTTAAAATTAACAAATTTATTTGGCGAACAAGAAAAAGCAGAAAAAAAGCTTGAAACTGCTATAGGCAAACATTCACAAGCACTACTAGCATTTGCATCTGCTCAGCAACAAGCAACAACATTTGGTGATGAGGAAATCATAAATGCCATGTCTCTTGTTGGGGCTTATACAGACAATGAAAAGGCTATTGCTAGAATAACAACAGCATCTATGGATTTAGCAAAAGCTAAAGGAATGGATTTAAACTCTGCTGTTGATTTAGTTTCAAAGAGTATTTTTAGTAGTACAAATGCACTTGGAAGATATGGGGTAGCAGTAGAAGGAACAACTGGTTCAGTAGATAGATTGGAAAGTGCAACAAATTCTTTAACTAACTTATATGGTGGACAAGCACAAGCGGAAGTAGAAACCTTTTTAGGTTCTATGCAACAAATGAAAAATGCCGTTGGGGATGTTGGGGAAAATTTTGGAGAAGTATTAGCGCCTGCTGTTCTTTTAACAGCTAGAGGTATTAAAGCATTTGCCGAAACAATGAACTCTGAAAAGATTAAAGCTTATGGAACTGCTGTTGTAGGTGTTAGTGTTGCTTATATAGCATTTACTAATGGAGCAGTAATAGCAACAAAAGCCGTCAAGCTATTAACTAAAGCATCAAAAAAGAATTTAGCTATATTTTTAGGTATGGTAGCAGTAGGGAAATTAATAGATGAATTTAATATTTTTGGTGATTCCACTGGTGAATTAACTGATGAATTAAAAAAATTAGAAGGTGAACTTGGAAACCTTAACTCCACAGGCTCACAAACCGCTATTTCTTTTGATAAATTAAAATTAGCAGAAATTGGATTGGCATCAGCAACTGAGCAATCTTCAAGCTCTATGAGGAGAAGCGCAATAGTTACTGAAAAACTTAAGCAGGTAAGAGCGGCTCTAGGAGATGGTGAGGGCTTAACTGAAGCACAATTTCGTGAAGCATTAGAGGGCAATGACGCTGCATATGAACAATACTTAACTCTATATGCAGAACACCTTGATTTAGAAAAGGCAATGCAAGATGAAAGAGTGCAAGCATATATGAATTCTGCTAGTTCAATTATAAGTTCATTTAATAATATTACCAGTCAGTGGAAAACTCAAATAGAGGCAAGAGAAAGTGCTGAATTAAAATCATTAAAATCTAGCGATAAATATAGATATGCAAGTGCAGAAGCTAGAAAAAAGATGGAAGTAGGAGTTACTAAGAAATTTGCAGAAGATAAAATGAATCTCTGGAAAATGGAAAAAACATCCAGTATAGCAAGTATTATTATGAATACAGCAACGGCTTATATGAAAGCAGTAGCAATGCTACCTGCAACGGGTGGTATGCCCCTATCTGGTATTATAGCTGGTCTGGGGGCAGTACAGCTTGCAATGGCAGCATCTACTAAACCACCCACTTTTGAAAAAGGGGGATTAGTAGGCGGTAATAGACACGCTCAAGGTGGCACAATGATTGAAGCAGAGCAAGGTGAATTTGTTATGTCAAGAAATGCGGTGAGTGCAATAGGTGAAGAAACATTAAACCAAATGAATCAAGGAGGTGGGACTACAACAGTCAATGTTTCAGTTAATGCTCCATTAGTAGATGATACTGTAATAGATACGCTAATTCCTGCCATAAATAAAGCAGTGGCAAGTGGGCAAGCTACTATGGTGGCTACCGCATCTAAACGTCAAGGAATTGGTGCTTATCATTCTACAAGAGGAGAAATATGAGCCTTACAGTCCCAGACACATATAAAACAGGCAATATCAATGAGAATTGGGTTGTCCAACTTACGCATGATAATAATAAGTGTCTTAATCTTGACGGCACAAATGATAAGGTTAGTTTTGGAGACGCAGGCGGTTTATATACTAGCTTTACATTGGAGGCATGGGTTTATCCTACGTCTGCAACAAGCGATAATACAAGGCAATATGTTATATATCGAGGAATAAATGATGACGACACTGGTGATGAAGCTAACAATATAAACTTTGCTATGTATTTAAAAAGGAATAGTTCGGGGGATACATATTTTCAGTTAGGTCATCATTATCAATATGGTAGCGGTTCAAATTCAAATGTTAGAGTTGCTACTAATCTTGTAGAAGCAAATAAATGGTTTCATATTGCAGTAGTTCGTGATGATTCAGACAATACAATTAAAAGATATGTAAATGGAGAGTTAAATTCAACAGCAACTACTGTAACTGACGCCCCCACTGGCGGTGGAAACGGAGAATTATATTTAGGTAGTTCTGAGTTTGATTCAGATTATTTTTTTGAAGGTAAAATTGCACATCCAAGAATATGGAATGTAGCTAGGTCACAAGCTGAAATTAAAAGAGGTATGAATAATTCTGTACCCCCTGACTCTTCAGGCTTACAGGGATATTGGAAACTAAATGAAGGCAGTGGCTCAACAGTAGATGATTTAACATCTAGTAATAACAATGGTACTATATCTGGGGCTACTTGGGAGCAAACAGCATTTAATGAATTTATAACTGATATTGGCATAGCATTTAAAGATACTACCTTAGATAATAAATTTTATCATGGTGCTATTTTAAATAAACCAAGTATTCGAGATTCAATAAACCTCAAAGATTCATCAGCTAAGACATCTGGAGTTAGTCTTACCATTGCCAATGTTACTTTAAATGGTGAAGAATTATATAAAAAAGTAATTTACGGGGACAATAATTTTATAAACAAAGATGTTCGTATTTTTTCACAGCCATCTAACAATTCAGATTCTAGTAATTGTTTACAAATATATCACGGAAGATTGACTAATTTTGATATGGATGAAAATGGTGAATTAACAATGGGGCTTGAGTCTAAAAAACCATGGGATACTATTGTAATTCCACAGACAAAAACAGCAACAACAAGTCAATATGTGCCTATAGTTTATGGAGATTACACTGTCAATACATATGGAGGAGTAGTTAGGGATATGAGTAAGGCATTATTTCCTGTACCTATATTGCGAATTGCTGACCCTAACTTGTTATATATTCTTCCTCGTTCTATATCAGATACACGACCTCACTATTATGAATCTACTATGGATGCCTTTGTCCCAATTGATACAAATAGCAGGACTGCGGCTACTTATGATAATTCTACAACATTTGATTCTAATGCAAATATTGGTGAATTAAGTTATACATTAAAAAGGTCATTTAAGACCCATGCTGTTTCTACAACTGGTAGCGATGGTCATTCAAATAGTCATAGATTATTATTAACGTCATCTGCTGGTAGTATGATGCATAGTGTAGCTGGAGAGGGCAGTGGTACAAATGTTGCAGAAACTTATTTTAATTTTCCGGCTATCAATGGAAAGATTACAGAATTAGACCTATTAATAAAAGCAGCCCAACACATTACTATCAACACAACAGGGGGTGGGACTTCAAATATTTCTATTATCAACAGAGTATATTATGGCGATAATGAAAGAGAGATACTTGGTGACTCACTAGATGGGTTAGCAGGAACAAGCGGAAATACTAATTCTCCCAATATACCATTTACTACAAGTGGTAGTTTTACTGGATACACCGACTATATTAATTTTGATTTTAAAGGTTACTACGAAAGTAATTACTACTTACCAGCAATGAGGATTAAGACTACTCAGTCTTGGAGTACAGGAAACTATGCTGGGACTGCCTTTTATTACGATATGCTTTTCCACTATGTTGTAGAACTAGACTTTGGAAGTGGTTATGAAGATGGTGAGCAATCTGCCCATTCTAAAACTAGTTATAAAATCTTAGAGGATTTAGAATTTTTATACTGCGGTAACGATGGGTTACTCAACTCATGTGCTGATACAACTACGATGGGTAGTAGCACAATTACTAAGGGATTACACGCACATCGTGATTTATTAGCAAGGTTTACAGGGTATGATGAGCCAGATAGTAGTATATACAATTGGAGCAATAATCTAAATGTAAATTCATTACGTTCAGCATGGAACTTAAGATGGTGGCTTTTAGAACCTGAAGAATTAGAAAAAATACTACAACAAATGCAAAAAGAATTTGCATTTATTTTTAAATGGAGAGCAGATGGTAGCGGTTCTTACTGGGCAATAAAAGACTCGTATTCATCAAGTGATGTTGCGGTAACTCTAAATTCATCAGACATTAAAAGTTTAGATATTTCACATACTCCTTATTCTGAATTAATGACTAAATATGAAATTGAATATGAAAAACATCCAGCTGTAGATAGGTATTTTAATTCAATTACATCTGAAGATACCACTAATGATGTAAGGTCAAAATATAATATAGGCACAAAAGAAAATATCAATAAGATTTCTTTAGAAATGAATATAAATAAACCCGGTAATACTGACGTTGGGGCAGGGGGGTCAGACCCTAATGATGGATATGCAGATTACTATATGAATCTTTTTGGAGATATTAAAAAAATTATAAAATGTGAAGTTATTAACCCTAGTAAAGCTTACACAATTGAAACTGGAGATGTAATTCAGTTTAGTAATACTGCTGGGGAAATGCCAGTTCAACCATTTGGTGGAGATTGGAGTAATTATTATATGGTAACTAGCACAACAAGAAGAATTGGTTCGACAGTTATTAGCTGTCGTGAAATTAAATAAAGTTAAATGTTTAACTATTTTGGAGAAAAATTATGAGCTATCAAAGAATAGCGACACCTAAAGTGTACATTGATAATATTAACTGGCTAATGTCTAGTGGACAAATGTCTGCTAGTGATTTTGCTTTAACTGTATCATCTATGGCTACGGGTTCAAGCGTAGCAGAGTTGTTTGATATGAAGCCATCCAATCTACAAACCATATCTACTAATGGAAATACAGCAGGGGCTAAAATAAGGATAAATACAAACATTACCTCTGGTACAGGTCAAGATGCAAACTTTATTGCAATCTTAGGACATAATCTAAAAGAAGCAGGGGCAAGGATTATGGTACAAGAAGACTCTAGTAGTGGTTTTGCATCTCCTTATGGAGGAGCAAGAGAATTAACAGAAGTTGTAAATTGCCCACTTCAAAGTGATACCAACACGGGGGTAGCAATTAGTGGGAATATGGACAGTGACGCAGGGACTGTTACAGTAACTATGTCCAGTGCTAATTCTGCTAAATTTACAGAGGGAGATATGATAAAGATTAACTCTGAGATTATGTATGTTGATTCTGTTGCTAGTGGCGCATTAACTGTAGATAGAAGACAGCATAGCACTAGCCTTGGAACTCATAGTATTGGCGATGAAGTCTTTTTTACTAAATATTCTGCCCCAACAAAAAATGGATGGAGTTTAGCCACCTATGCGACTACACCAACCGATAATCAATACATACGCTTAATTATTGAACCTGATGGAAATGGAGTAGATACATTTAGTGCAGATGTAAAAATTGGAGCAATATTAATAGGCGAAGTATATGAATTTCCACAAGTTCCAGATTTAAAAATTAATAAACAATTTTCATTTGATGGGGTAAAAAGGCAAACGTCTATTGGTGGACAGACATATGCTAATGCTACTTATTTAAAAGGAGCAAATTGGTTTTTAGAGCCATTTTATAATTCAGCAACTGTAACAGCACCAGTTGTAATGGGCAAGTCTGGTAGAATGTCTTTAGATATGTCTTTTAGCTATTTAGACGACAGTGATATATTTAATGAAAATTTATATGGAGGCACTAATGTTACCACTAATAATAAAATGTATGCTAATATAATTTCTAAAACTCACAATGGTATGCACCCTATGTTATTTCAATATGATAAAGACACTGCGACAGATATTGATTCTTTTTTATGGTGTAGACTGGCTAATGACCCTAAGTTTGCTCAAGTGGCTAATAGGGTATGGAGTACAAAGATGAGTCTTATAGAAGAATTTTAAGGGTCGGGTATAACAATATTTAACTCAATTGCAGACCAGCGAACTAAACGCTCAATAAAGGTAGCAAATTCTTTAGGGGATAAAGTTTTAGTGCTTTCTATTTCAAAATGATTTTTTATAGTATTGTGCATTTCTTTTTCAGTGTAGCCAAGTTCATCAGCCAATATTCTAACTATATTCCAGTAATAATTGTTTTGTTGTGATGAACGAACTCCAGTTTCTTTAAGCTCAATATAAAACTCACCCTGTAACTTAGATATAGCATTGTCAAATTGAGACTTATCTAATAGGGTCATTTTACCTTTTTCTATTTTACAGGGGAATCGCAATCTGGGCATACCTGCTCCTTCCATAGCTTAATATCTAGCGAACTCCATAACTGCCCCTCAAAGATATTCCATTTTTTTTGACAGTATGGACACCAAGATAAGTCTTCGTCAGCCCTTATCTCATCTGTTTTATGATTTTCTCTAAATTTCTTTTCTATAATAGGATTATCAAGAGCATCAATAACCCATTGTATAGAATCAAACTTTCTTCCTTTGTTCTTCAATTATACCACCTAATAATAATAAATAATTCCGTGCATCCTGTATTCTGCCTGTAATCGGTTCTTCCGATACTTCACTACCTGTAAGTACATAATTCCGTATTGAGTCCATATGCTTTAATAAATATATAAGGCATACTTGTTCTGGCGGTAGGCTCATTCTGTCTCCAATGCTTTTAAAGTTTTTAAACTTATCTACATCAGAAACAGTATATTCTTCGCCTTTAACTTTCATAAGTCTATTCTCTTCTTCCTGCATAGACTTAGACCATTTAAAAAAATCCTTAACTTTCATGGGTAACTTTTTCTGTGCAATACATGACTATAATGGCTAGTATTCCTAATGAAACTACCCAAAAAAACACCCCTAGTCCTAGTATTAAAACATTAGCTATCCATTCTGCTATAGTAAACATTATCATGGTAGTTTACTCTCTATTCTATTTAACCTTACAGTCATCAATGCCCATAATAATACCCAAAAAAATGTATTAATTAGGACATCAAATGCTTGTGTCTGTATTATGGTTAGTATATAATGCCACATATGTTGTTTCTCCTATGGTTTAAAAGTTAAATGTTTAACTATTCTGAACATGGGGTAAGATTTTATCTAATGGCACTAAAATCATTTCAGCCATATTATCATCGCCCCCCATGACAGTGGGTTTCTTCCCTTCAGTTTTACGTTTTTTGTAAATTTCTTTACATATTTCTTTAAGCTTTGTAACTGGTATACAAATCATAGCTTCAATATCTCCATCATTAACAGTTAATTGATGCCACCACCAATCTGCTTTTGTAATAGAAAGACCGGATTCTTTACCCCTGCATCTAATTTCTATAGCAATGTTACCAGTAGTTTTCCATATATCTCTTTCTGCTTTTACTTCTATTTTACCTTTTGACTCTAGCATAGCTCTTAGCTTTTCTTCTTGCATTTGACCAAATGGTAGGTCTAAGTCGTAAAATTTATTATAATCACTCATAATTTTTATGCCCCACGGGTAGCCAACCTATAATTTCAAACAAACTCCTTACCATTTCTGGGTCTTTGGATATTTGCGTCACCCTATTTTTGTTAGAGTTTTTAATTATGTGGGGCAATATCATCAAGTTCCTCTGCTATGTCATCCATGCATTCTTCACATAAGTTATATTGACACATAGAACAGGTTTTAAATTCTTCCAAGTCTACAATAACATCATTGACTATCTCACTAATTTTAGCTAAATGTTTTTTAAGTCCAGTAGTTGAATAATCACTCATTTCTAGTTCTGTATAGTTCCAGATATTTGTTAATTTATTTTGAATCTCAGTAATTGAGTTTTTTGTTATATCATCTACACTTTGCATGGCTACCTCTTTATGTATTGGTGTTAATGTTTTAAATTTCAAAATTAGTATTTTTAATAATTTCTAATAAAGATTCACAATCTGAATCTCTGTATTTAATTAAACTATTCTTTTTTTCCTTCAATTTTTCATACCATTGGATGCCACGCTTTTCAATAGCCCATTCAACAAATTCCGCAGGGGTTTTATGGGCTGAGAACTTGCTTGAAAAAACATGACATCCAACGCACAGACAGAAACCATTGTCAATATCCCAACGGACAACCCTTATAGACCGAGAATAAAAATGATGGGCATTTAGTGGCTTAGTTTTATGGCAGACTTCACACATTCCGTATTCTTTGACCTTACCAGCCCATGCTTTGTCGAGTTTATTAGACAATGATTTCTTCAACTAAAACGGCATATCCGATTCAGTTTCTTCAGGAGGACTTCCTTCTAGCACACACATTAAATGTCTCATATTAGCATCTATAGTTACAATCTGTGCCTCAGTTAGTATGGTGTCAGTAACCTGCATCATAGAAACTGCTAACTTTAAACATACTTGCTTATGTATATCGTGAGTTCTATCGTCTAACTTTGATGTAGAGTTAGTTTCGCTCTTAGGACTTGTTCCTTCTTCTGGTATAACATTCCATCCAAACTTACCCGGCTCATATTCTTCTTTGCGAATATTGACCTTATCCCCTTTTCGGTAGAACTGTATTTTCTTATGTAAAGCCTCAGTGGCAAAAATGCCTTTCTCCTGACCTTCATTTTTAACTCCATACAAAAACCACTGCCCGTAGTTATTTGTACCAGTCTTTGGTTCATCATATAAAAATTCAACAAGCGTATCTGTGTTTGCTGCAATTTTTAATGTTTCATTTTGACTCATTTGTCCTCCTTGTTTTTTTGTTTTTGAAGTTTTGAGTTAATCAAATCTGTTAAATCTTCTTGGGTATTATGTGATTGACTAGAGGCTAGACTAAGATATGCTCCCCTACCTGCCCACTTCTCAAGATAATCTTCAATGCTTTCAATGAGGTGACTTAACTTATATCGAGAAAAAATATACTCCCCCTCACTATGCTCCCATACTTTCCCATCCTTATCCATGTAAGCATCCCAAGCAATAGTTGCCCAATATTGAATATCTGAGTCTTTTGTTTTACTTATCATCTTTAAACATCTCCAAAACTTCCTCACACTCATCTATTAGCATTTGAAGTTTATGGGTGTGTCCATCATTCATTTCTTCCCTATATAAACGCAAAGCATTTATAATTGACAACACCTCAATTTTACTATCAAAAGCAATTGCAGGTCTTTTGTCTGGAGCATTTGTTATCTTCATATTATTATCCTCATGTGTTTAATTTATGAATTATAAAGCATATATCCAAGTCTTGTTCACACTATAGATTATATTTATTTATCCTTTAATAAGTTCACCCCATAGAGATGTTTTACCATTTACAATTTGAACTAAGTGAACAGTAAAAAACCCTGAGTGATAAAAATCTACAATCGCAAAAGCGTGTTGCCAGTTGTGATTCCTATTCCCTAGCCATTCATTTGCATCTGCACTCATATCTTTTAAGCAACCTATAGACCAAGCGGATTTAACTCCATCTATATGGGTTACAGAAGATTGTTGTATATCGTGATGATGCCCATACATAATATTACCACCCAAGCGAAGAAGATGATTGCGAGTATGATTAATCCCTGCAAAATGGTGTCCATGGTAAAAGTTAAGTTTACCAATCTTGAGCATCTTACCCAACGGGTGGTATTTATAACCACGCAATCCCAGTTTAAGAGCATTTTTAACCAAAAAATCGTCAGCAAGGTACGGGTTTTCTTCAACAAATCTATTAAGCCAGTCCTCATGGTTCCCCTCCACAAAATGTCGTTCTTTTACATTAGCTTTATCTAGGGACTCATCTATAATGTCCATCCCTTTATTTACTTCTTCTATTTCTTTTTTTACAAATGGCAACTGGTATTCCAATGGTGGTCTTTTTTTCTTTTTCCACTGCCAATGGCTAACAGAACTCCATTCCCCAGTATCTCCTAAATCTATATATCCATCTGGCTTTATAATTTCTATAGCTTGACAGACAACACTTATTGCTTTCATATCAGCAATAGGGAAGTGTTTATCTGGTGTTACTATGTATCTTTTTACTTTCATATTTGCTCCGCATTTAACCACTTATCTAAAGCTTTTTCCCATTCTTTAAAAGTAGCTTTATTGTTATTGTAATTAACCCAAACTTTATCAAATTCCTCATGTAATCTTTCAGCCATATGCCTCATCCCTCTAACTTTTCTACTATTATAATCAATAGCATTTAATTTAGTTAAAAAGATTTTCTTTAGGTCTTTCGATGTATGTTTCATAATTTCCACTGCCTATATTATAACTCAACTTACAATCATCTGGCTTTCCATTTTTATACTGAAAGCGAATTTTATGTACATGAACCCCTACATAATCATCATCTTCAGATTTGTGCCTATGAATTGTAATGGCATTATCACATCGATTAAACCAATTCGCTGAACCTGAAATATCGTAAGGTGTAGGCACTAAAGGTTTTCTATTAGCCCCATTTTCCATTTTCCTAGGATGAGCTACAACCCATATATGTAGTTCATTTAGTTTTGAAAATGCACTTAGTTGAGACAACACTCTTGAAACATAATTTGTTTCATTCTCTCCATCCCCAAATTTATGCTCAAGAGTATTCCAAGGGTCTATAATTAAACCATTTAGTCCATACCTATAATTTAATATCTTTGCTTGTTCTAATATAGACTCAATAGTAACTGAATCCTCTTGTGTCCCTATAAATTTTATGTGGTCATTTAATACCTTCATAGATGCCCTAGCTGTTTTTTCATCCATCTTTGCATCTCCCCAGAATGGTTGCTTGGCAAATTTACTTACTAATTTTAATAGATGGTGTTTTACTGGAAAATTTTCTGCTGAGAATATCCCAAATTTCCACCCGTAAAGTTGCACCATATTAATCATTAAAGCATCCATCCATTCAGATTTACCCATATTTGGCACACCAGTTATAACTGATAATTCCGAAGAACTTATTCTGTACGCATTATCCAAATCAATCCAACCAGTAGATAAACCTCTATGCTCTGGTTTATTAAATAATTCTATAGCCTCTTCTTCAATATCTTCTATAACCACTACACCATCTATAGGATAGGGGTAAGCACTACTTACTATGTCTAATATACTCTCTTCCCCATGCTTAACCAAGACTTCATTCATATCTTTGCAATCTTCTGGATATGTGACTCTACAGCATTTTTCACGACCAATTCTCCTAGATAACTCTTCTCTTAGGTGGTTTCCTGCCCCATCAGAATCAGTACATAATATAACTTTTTCAGCATTCATTAAGTCTTCTTCAGCGGATAATAAATAACTAAATTTTACATCACTAGGTTTGCTACCCGGAGCAGTAGCACCATCTGGAACAGAAACTACATTAGTGAAACCTGCTTGAACTAATGAAAGTGCATCCATCTCCCCTTCTGTAATTATAATTGTTTCCATACCCTTCATATGGTCAAATCTATAAAAGCATTTTTCTGCATTCTTGGATTGCCTGAATTTTTTATCAGCAGTTCTTGATTTAATATTAACTACTTCTCCGCCTTTAATAAATGGAAATTGTATCCATCTATTCTCATACCCTATTTCTGCATCATCTACAATTCTTCTTGTAATTCCTCTATCCTCAAACCATTGGTAAATCTTCTCAGGTAAATTTGTTTTAGGTGGGTCAGGTTTAACGATTGGTTTTGAAATAGTTAAATGTTTAACTTTTTTTAATGAACCCTTCCATCCGCAATGATGGCAATGCCAAACGCCTTCATCTATATTTACAGACAAACATTTATCTGTTGATTTTCTCCTGCCTCTGGAACATTCTGGGCAAGTTGTCTTTTCCTGCCCTGATGTATCTTGTAAATAAATTCCGTTCTCCTCGAAAGTCATTTAGTTCTCCTTATCTTATTTTTAATGTAGTATAAACAATACGAGCAACAACTTAATAAACTTCCCCATAAAATATTAGGGTGTGGCTCTCCACATAAACCAGTGATATGCTTTAGAAAATGTATTAATGACTCCATCATTCCTCTTCATCATTTTCAATAAACATTTGGTCACTATCTAAACTTACATCCTCAAGTTCTACTGTCCAGTATGGCTCATCATCTAGGACTAACCCACTTCCATTTAGTGCAATATAATTTCTTGCCTCATCCAAACTTTCAGCATCAAGAAAGCCATCTGTTTCTATTTTCCAATAAAATCGTTTCATATTATTCTCCTTTTTTATTATAATTAACTTTGATTAGTATATCTGTGATATAAATTTTGAAATTTAGTAAATCCATTATCAGATTTATTACGCAAGGTTCTAAGACTTAGAAGATTTTTTCCCCAAAATTTGTCATCTAATGCCCACTTCAAGACATCCCTTACATCTTCATATTTAAAGTTATCTATTTTTATTATGTCGTATAAAGTATTTATACTGCCATTAATAATAGACTTATCATTCTTCCATCCTGCATTTATCATAGATGGAAACCTCTCTCTTTGTGTTTCATAAAATAACTCAACGAGTAGATTTAAAATTGAATATTGTTTTTGATTAATGCCCTTGTTCAAAAGGGTATCTCTTTTTTGGGCATTGGTATATACTTTATTAACTATATTATTATGTAATAATAATGTTTGCCCTAATTTAGATGGGGTATCGCTTATATTAAGAGAGGCATTATTACTATCCCCACCTAAATTATCAGTAGGGGTTAATTCGGACTGGTTCATTACCCCACCTTGAATATTAATAGGGGTAATATACCTTTTTAAGAATTTATTAGTCCCTTCTTCTAGTTCTAGGACTACATGAATAAACCCTTCTTTCCTTAATTCTGTTAAGCAGTTAGAGATAGTTGATTTATTAATTCCAAGTGCTTTTGAAAAATAAATATTCTTTTTTATACATATACCATCGGACTCTAAACAAGCTGTTATCTCTGAATATAAAACTTTACTGCTTGGTTTTAAATTAGTATTGTGTCTAACATAAGATGGTAGTAATCCATAAAATCCAGTTTGCATTATAAAACTCCTTTTGTTTCTAGGGGGTAGCCAAAAGGAAAACTACCCCCTTTTATAAATAGGTGGGGAATAAGAAAACCACCTATTTTAATCAATAATTGGCTTAATACATTTATCATAATAATCACATTTATTTCCATTAATAATTAAGCATTTTTTACCAGCTTTGTCTGTATCAATCCATTGTTCTAGTTTATTCCCAATCATACAACCACTGCATATAAACCCAGTTTGATAGTTTGCACAGTTATTCCTCACTACACCTTTTGTGCTATTGTTAATCTGTCTATTCATTCGTAGCAAGTGAAACCCCCGTTATTATACTATACTTATATGCATCACTATAATTCATTGCCTTGAATATAGTACCATCTTTCAACTTATAGGTTTTATAGTGGCTAAATTGATTGTCTTTTTTCATTGGAAAAGGCATATTATTCTCTATGCGCTAAATTGACTTAAATAATCTATATCATTAACCATGCCTAATTCCTCTGTATCTTTCGTACACTCAGTTACAAGCTCTGATTTGATATAATTCAAAAAGGTCAATATATCCTTTGGTTGGTGATATTTAAAATAAGCAAAATGACTTGCCATGATACTAACTAATACAACTGGTATAACATCCTCTCTTGCAACCTCATCAAGACGGGGCTGTGTGAATTTGTCCAAAGTATCTATTAATGCACTATGTAGTTCATGGCAGTCGTTTTGATATTTCTGCTCTTTTTTGTTTTGCTTTTTCATTATGTAGTTCTCCTTACGTTAATATTAAAAGTAGCTGGTTTAGTTTAGACTCTTAACCAGCAAACAGAGTGCAAATAGTTAAACGTTTAACTTTTTACAACGTCATAAAAATCAATACCGCCACGCTTACTAATTTTATAAACTAGCGTATTACCTTCACAACCTATACAAGTTTTACGTTTCTTTTTATAAGATGGGAAATCTTCATAAAATAAATATCCATGTTTCTTACTTCGGGTATGTCCTACTTTTATTTTTTCCCAACACTTGGAACACGATTCGCAATAATATATAGTCTCATCTGCTACTATACCTTCTCTAGTATTACTGGCTTTAATTTTACGCATCATTTAACTCCTTCAGCTTTATATTAAAGTGGTTTAATTGCAAAGCTGAATTTCTCCATAAATTTAATTTACGCTCCATTATTAATAAATCTGTTTTTAATTTCACTGCCCACATTAATGGGAGGCAAAATATAAGCCCAAGAAATATTGATTGAAAAAATGTTATCATTGTTAAGTTCTCCTTTTCTGTGTTTGAAGTTATGACAAATATTTGAAATAGTCAAGCAATTTCTTTTGACCTAAATTTTACCTGAAACTATTTTAAATATAACATCTAATTTATAAAGTAACTTTTCAGCATCGCCTGATATACCAAAGTATCTTTTTACATCTTTTAATTTAAAACCTCGTTTTTTAATACCCTTTGTCCAGAGTTTTAAATTTCCTTTGGCAGTTATTAAATTATAAATACCTAAATTTACACGATTATAATTTTCCTGCTGAGATTCAATGTCTTTTAAGAATTGACAATCTTCATCAATTTGTATTTTTTTCATTACTTATTTCCTTTTATTATGTATTTTATACCATCATTAGTATAAATTCTTTTGACCTGCTCCCATTTATAATGCTTTTGACAGTATAATATAAAATCATTTTTCATAGATTCAAATATAATTTCTTTATTATAAATATGTGTTTTTTTATCCCTACATATAATGGGGTATGATTCAAGATTAAATGCACACCCCGAAATAATAAGGCTTATTAAAAGTAAATATTTATACTTCATATTTATTTTTAATATCCTGCATTGCCTTTTTTTGTTTTTCATCATCCCAACTAGCCCAAAATCCCATAGTAATAACATCTAAAACCATTTTACAAGCCTTTTCAGAGCCGTAAGTCTTGGCAAAATCCTGATAAACTTCTTTTATTGTTACATTCATTGTTACTTTTCCTTTTATTATATTAAGATTATAAATATTAATAAGGCACTACCTATAATTAAAGCAGTTGTAAAAAATGCCATTATTGACGCAAGTAATATTTTTTCAAATAAATTCATACTATTTTTATTTCCTTTTTTTATTGTTAAAAAGTTAAACATTTAACTTTTTTAATTCCTTTTTGCACCCAGAAAGCCGGCTAAATGAGCCAGCTTAACAGGTTGGTATGTGTTAGGGTTTATTTTACTTTTTCTATAATTATTTCAGTATCATTCTTAGTATAACAGAGCAGGCAGTCCCTGCAATCTTGAAAGCAGTTTATTTTGGGGCTGTCATCTGTTACGTTGTTAAATGTTTTATCAAAATTTTCAGGCTTTTTGGCTATACTATTTACAATTGGGTTAGAATAAACCAGTAAAACGTTTGAGGGTTTGCCATGTTCGGCAATATATTTTTTTACTAGGTTTGTGCGCTTTGTCCATAAGGTAAAGGTAGTCATTTTATTTTTTATGGCAATATTCATTAAATTAACAATATGATTATAATTAATTAACTCACCATGCCCCGAAAATCTAAAAACTGCGCTATTTATAAAAGGCAAATATAATTCTGGTATTATTGCCTCAGATAATACTTCGCTATTATGTTCAAAAGCAGGAACGCAATTTTTCCTAAATGTTTCTAACATTTCGACAGAATAGCATTTTGTGCAAATAACATTATCATTATCAGATTTTGACATTTTTTGACAAAACGTATTTGATAAAGTGTTAGTATTGATTGCAGGAATGTCTTTTAATTTTCCTGACATTTTCGATATTTTTACTACGCTCTTATTCATTTTATCCTTTCCTTTTTTTTTATTAATTTTTGTGCGCCGGGAAGGAATCGAACCTTCGATTTTTACCATCCAGCATACCCATTATAAAGAGGGGCGACAAGGCTCTATTCCTGACACTGTGACCAATCTTTATTGGTACGCTCCAAATTTGAAGCCTTTTACACATTTCCATAGATTTACTTTTCACCTTGTACCGGCACTATTTTTTTTATTATAATTTTTACTTCAAAAATCTAAATCATCAAAAGTTAAACGTTTAACTTCTCCAATCTGCCAAACTCTATTTATTCTATGTTTTCTGTCTTCTGTCCAGTCTTCTGTTACCCCGTCAATAATACAAGCTACATGACCTCGAATGCCTACAATAAAGCTCCCGTAAGGGTAGTAGTCGCTGAAATTGTTAATAGTCATACCTTGGTAAGCCTCGACCCTATTTACGGGCGTATTGCATAAGCTACCCATCTTTAGAATCATTCTGTCAGTATCCGGCGGGGTTAGTCCCTTATTTTTTTTACGCCCATTCCTACTGTAAATTTTTTGAACCTCTTTAAAAGGTACATTAAAAGCCAGTGCGGAGGCAACCACAGTGCAACAGTTTTTCTCGTTTTTACTATTCTGTATTTCTCTAAAAGTTTCTATTCTGTCTTTCATTAATTAAATTCCTTTTTGTACCTCAAAAGCCGGTTAAATGAACCGGCTCAAAAGGTTTATTTTTATATTATCTTAATCAATTCTATACGTTTCTTTTTTTAATTTTGCGCCGTTCTGCATCCAGCCCGTCGTTGTAGCGGAGTGAAAGCTGGATGTAAGTTTAGCAGTTCCAGAAACCTTATTATTTACCCAAACCTGAGCAAAATCATCTGAAGGGTAAATATCTACGCTCTCATAGTCTGGATTTATTTCTATTGTTTTTTCTATGCTATTTTCTTCATAAGTAATTTTCATTGTATTATTCCTTTTTTTAATTAGTGTTTGCACCCCAAAACCCGGCTGTATGAGCCGGGCCAGAGGGCTGAAAAGTTAAACGTTTAACTATTGAGCATAACTAGTTCTATGCGTTTTTGATGACCCATCCGCTGGTTTTAGTATTTCAATAAACCTGCCAAAAACTCTTTTCCATGTTCTGGTAGACCCGGGCGGTTTTAGTTCATCTTTTCCAGATAAGACCTGAATATCTAAATGCCCATCCTTGCTGTAGCTAGTGTATATCCAGTGAACTGGCTCGTTGCTTACCGGGTCTAAAACTCGTATATATCTATAAGAACCTTTTTTAATAAAGCTGGTAGCGTATTTTTTATTTTTTTTCATTTTGTTATTCCTTTTTTTTTGTTTGTGTTTCTACCCAAAAAGCCCAGCTATATGAGCCGGGCTTTTCAGCATTAGAGGTTAGTTGTTAGGCAACCTTACGAGCCATTGCACCTGCGTCGATTTCGTCGAGTATTTCCCTCACTTCAGTTGTATCAGTTTCATGACTATCGATAAACTTAATTAGAGCGGTTAGTAAATCATCCTGCTCTTTTTGTTTTTTCTTTTCGATAACTACCCTAAAAGAGCCTTTGTCAGTTTCGTTAAAATTGCCCTCAAATCTACCCTCTACATTATCTACCATAGGCTGAGTTACTTTTTTCATTGTCACTGTGTGAGTATCAACTTTCTTACCTAGGATGGCTTGCTGTGTTGGCTTAGCTTTAATCAGTGTTTGCAATTGTCTTTTTACAAACTTCTTAACCTTGGCAACCCGTTCACGGCTTCGAGGGTCTTCACTTTGTAACACTTCATCTAAGGCCTTTGTGATTTGGGTTTGGTTAGTTTCTTTGTTTCTGTGGAAAAAATCAGCCTTAATTAACTGGGTCATAGCCTCGGATACCTTAGTTAGTTTTACGCCCATATCAATAAACTGCTTAACGTCCTTTTGATTTGGCTTAGCCATTTCTACTGTGACCGGGTTATCTTTTTTAGCAGGTCTTCCAGTTTCTTTAGTTACTGGATTTAGCTTCACTGGTGTTGTTTTAGTCTGTGTTTTTTTCATTGTTTTACTGTCCTTTTGAGGGCTTACGCTCTCAGTTGTTTGTTTGTTTAAGTGTGTCATAGTGTAATTCTAGGGGTATCAAATGAGAAAAGCAAGAAAATTAATAGTTAAACGTTTAACTTTTTTTACTCAATACTATATGCGACTAAAAAAATCTATTGATTTTTATTTAATTTGCGCTGAATCCAAATTAAATGAATAGTAATTATCTACAATAGGGCAATAAGGCTTTAAACCTATTCAATATGGCATTATTTTAAGCATTCATACATTTACATTAAAATTATCTTTTAATGCGTTTAAGCGGTATCCTATGGATTTTACTCTCAATAGTTTTGGGCAATGGATTTTAATTTGTCCATACAACCACCCCACCCACAAAAGCAAGTAAAATCTTTTTTTATTTTCTTTTTCCTTGCATCTTAACTTAAACGGGTTATATTACAAAAATATTTAAAATTTATTAAGAAAAAACTTGACACCATGGGGCGTATGGTGTTAGATTCTATAACCGCAACACGCATTCCCCTCAAAATCAACAATAAGAAAGTTTAGAGCTGTCTTTTGAAAAAAAAAATCAAAAGAAAGTCTATAAAAAGCTAAAGCTTTTATATGGTGTCTAGTATACTGTGTATAGTGCCTTATTAGGATTCAGGTAAAAAGTCCCTTGTATAATACCATTAAAGTCCATTATAATAGACTATAAACAAAGGACTTTATATTATGAGTATCAATTTACCAGCTAATTTAAAGCCTGAAAAGGCTCTCGCAATAGATGTTTTAGTGACTAACCCAGAAGCTAGAATACAAGACGTTGCAGATAAAGCTGGGGTTACTAAAGCCACAGTGCATAATTGGTTAAAAGACCCCGAATTTGTAGAGGTATTTTATCAAAAATACATGGTTACTTTTGGAGCAAAACTGCCCAACATACTTAATAGTATGATTAGGGAAGCTGAAGCAGGAAATGTTCAAGCTGGTCGTTTAGTGCTGGAACATTCAGGTAAATTAATAAAGCGAGTAGAAGTAGCAAATCATAAAAGCCCATTTGAAAAATTTCTTCACTCATCAGCCTCAGATATGCAAGAAGTTGAAGTCCTAGATGCTGATTTTGAAGAGCAACCTATTGAAATACTACCTAAAAGACCTATCGTAGAGCCTAAGATAAAAAAACAAACACAACAACAGTCATTGAGGGAGTTGAATGTAAAAGAAAAGAAGAAGAAAAAAAGAAGAGAGGCTAGAAGATGGAGAGAGAGAGCAGATGCGGTAGGGTTAAAAAGAGAAAAAAGAGGAAGACAGACTCCAGCTCAAAGAATACAATGGCAAGAGATGATAGAAAAAAAAGAAAAAGCTTTAAATATTAGATAGTTTTTTGGTAAAAGTTTTTACATCGAAGGATTTACATTCGGGGCATTCTTGTTCACTATCTACTTTTACCCCCAATACTTCCCATATCCAATGACAATTCATACAAAAACAATTAATTAATTGATATTTTCTCACAACTTAAAAGAGTCACTTACATCTAAAGTTACAGGAAGTAGTTGGCAATAACAGTATTCCTTACACACGCTCCATCCACTACCGGGCATTCCCCTAGATTCCCAATTTTCCCATGTATCAACTTCTCCTGCCCTAGAACGACAGTCATCGCAGATGTTTTTAGAAATAGCAATCCATTTTAAGCTTTCCCCCATTTCTCCAGTTCTACGGAATACTTGGTTAATGCCTCCGATAACTCCTCGTTTAATTGAGTTTCTGAGTTCCCCAAATATTCTTCCATTGGTATCAAAGTCTTGAGCAAGAACCCTAATAATTGATTGTTCATCAACGCCACTTTCTCTAAGCCGTCTAATTTCTTGTCTAAGTCTTTCAGAGAAGATTCTGATGTCGTAAGACAATCCATCAGCAATCTTAGAAAATAATCTTCTATCTTTTCCATCTAATTTACTCCTATCATCATTTGCCATAATATACTCCTACTTAGGATAGTGATACAACGACTTTCTTAGAACTAAGTGCTTTATTAACATTATCTACAAATGTTTTTTCTAATTTCTCTCTCTGCTCATCATTCACTTCTATAAAAGAACGAGCAGGCACTTTTTTATTTGGAATAAGAGAATTGGGAGCAGTTACAAAACCATTATTTTGCAATAGTCCATACTCAGGCATAGTAATGATATTATTTTTTTTCTTAATATTTTTATATAAATGCCCAGATGCTTTCAGTGGAGGTGATGTTGGAAATCCGTGCCATTCTCTAATGCTTTTTGTGCTTTTTTTAATATCTGGGCTTAATCCATTGTTGATTTTACTTCTAGCAGTATTAGCAACGTTATTAGCATACCCTGAAATATATTTATCTATAAGGCTATTCATATCACTTGATAATTCACCAAAATCAAAATTAACTGATACTTTCAATTTCATCCCAAAACTCCTCACCTAGTTCTTTTGCTTCTAGGTATCTGTCAATATTATCATCAAGGGCTTTATCAGATTGCTCCTCTGCCCATTTAATAGGGTCATCAATAATTTTTTTTAAATCACCCTCAAGGCTTACTTCTATATTATTGATTTTGTCCAGTTTCTTGACGGAATCTGTCAAATATTGATTGATTGCTTTCTTTTTCATTGACCCCTCTATTTTCATCTATCAGCTTTTGTGCTTGTTTTACTGTTAAGTCTTTATTTTCCCTTACCATGATTTTTGCTCTGGTAGTAAGATTATTTTGAATATCAAAGTTGTCTTTCAGTATCTGGTCTTGAACAGTCTTTGGATATTCTACTTCTTCAAAGTCTACTCCAAATTCTTCTGGCAAGGCAATCCCATTATATTCAGCAATTGCCCTTTCAACATTATAAAAGTCTTGTTCATACATTCTCCATAGTGCTATATCATCGTAATAATCTTCTTTACGCTCCATATCTTTTATCATTAATGATATACCACTTGGTACTTCCCCACCAGACTCAGCCCACTGAATCCAAAGATGGTTATTAGACGCTACTAATTCTATTTGGAATTTAATATTGTCAATAGCCTCTTGAATATTTCCACTTGGACTACTAATGTTAAATGCTCCATCCTCCCCCATATCTAAAATAGTATTTGAACCAGCTCTTAACATACTTTGGTCTGCTCTTAAGCCAGTTACCCAAGGCTGACCAAACATATTAAATCTCATACCTAAATTCATTTCAGTGAGGGCAATATTTACTTGTTCATTACAGCTTACGACATCAGATGCCCCTTCTACAAAGAATGAATCTAGTTGGTCTTCTCTGTGGGTAAAAACAAATGGTAGCATACCATACGGGTTCTCAATCTCATCTACCATATTACCTTCTTCATTAATAATCCCATATTTTTCATTATCCCAGTATTCCCATTGAAGATTTTCAGCATTAGATAAATCAGCTGTATTGTTTAATAACGGGTAAATAATTGCAGTTGGCTCAAATGGGTTTTCATCAAAATAAGCCTCAAAGTAATAAATAGGTCTGTAATCAAAGTACCCATCTCTCCAATGCACTCTATTGGCTACTGTCCCTATAAGCCTAGTCATCCTTTCTGCGTGTTTCATTCTAACGTCTTTTGTGGGAGTTAATTGCTCATACCTAGTAGAATCATTGCCTATATTTCTTTTTGCACCAAGGCTATATATTCTACTTATTTTATTGATAAATTTTCTTGTAAAATTAGTCACACTAGGTGGTATCTCAGAAAAAGCATCACCATTAAAATACTTTGTAATGTAATGTTCGGTTGATACGCCAGAATAATAATCTAACTGTTTTCTTATTTCATTACGTCTTGAATGAGACATCATTAATTTTGTCTCTAGTAACTTATCTTTTAATACTTTTTGAATCATCTCTGAATCCTCTTCATTTCTTGGTTTCTCATTGGGAATCTATTTAATATGAAATACCGAAAAGCATCATTGCCATGGTCATGGTATCCATCTTTTAATGGTTCTTCCTTAATTGGTTTTCCATCTTCTGCTTCGGGGTATCTATATTCTTCAAAGTCTTCTATCATATCTACGCATTTACTATCTACATGGATTCGCCTAACTCCATCGGCACTTTCAAAAAAACCTCTAGTGTAGGCAACGCTATTTACAATATTTCTACTAATTCTATCTCTAGTAGATAAAATATTAATGCCACTACGTCTAAAAATTTCCATATCTCCACGACCAGTCTGTCCCTGAACATTAGAACCAGCTGGGTCGCCATAAAAAGACATAATAGGATAACCTTTAGTTTTAATCATTTTAATTAAATCTTCAGTTTTAATATTTGCCTTATGTAAAATTGTATCAAAGATTCTAATGTGTTCAATATCTCCATCCCAATAGGTTTGAAGAAAGATTACGGCAGGCATACGATAGCCGAAGTCT